ATGAAAATAATTGTTGTGAGCGGCTATGCTTATCCGTCTATTGAGCCATGGGTACTTTCTTCCTGGCTGTCGGATTTGACCTTTCTGGGAAATTTCAGCTATGGAATCACTGCAGAGGGCGGGGTTGTAGATTTGAACGACGAGAATCTGATTCAGGCAGCATACACTGCAGGGGTAAAGCCGATGATGGTGCTGACACCCTTGGACGAGTCGGGAACTTTTAATGATGTAACCGCAGGCATTTTACTCTCGAATCGGCAGGCACGCACAAATTTGGTAAACAACATCTTGCAGACGATTCAAAGAAAAGGACTCGCAGGGATAGATTTTGACTTTGAGTTTGTACCAGTGGAAAATAGGCAGGACTATGTAGAATTGATTCGACAGACGAAAGAATTGCTGGGACCGCAGGGCTACTATGTAACGGCGGCTTTGGCACCTAAGACTTCCGATGCGCAGCAGGGAAGCATTTATCAGGGGCATGATTACAGGCAGATTGGGGAAATTGTGGATTATGCGCTGATTATGACCTATGAGTGGGGCTACACATACGGACCGCCTATGGCGGTTTCGCCAATCAATCAGGTGCGGAAAGTGCTGGACTACGCGGTCAGTGAAATTCCAAGGGAAAAAATTCTGATGGGCATGCCTAATTACGGTTATGATTGGAAACTCCCCTTTGTCAAAGGAGAAACCCGGGCAGAAAAAATGTCAAGCGAAGGGGCTTTCTGGCGGGCGCAGTACTACAATGCGGAAGTGGTGTACGATCAGCTTTCTCAAGCGCCGTATTTCACCTATTTTGATCCGGCTGGAAATAAGCACGTAGTCTGGTTTGAAGACATTCGCAGCATTCGTGCAAAGCTGGCGCTGGTTGAAGAGTACGATTTGGCAGGGGTGGGGTATTGGAACATAATGGACTACTTTCCGGCAAATTCTGAAGTGCTCAATGAGATGTATCAGGTGCGGAAGCTATAAAAATCGAGAATTTTGTAAAACGCCTGCGGGCGTTTTTTGCTTTTCTTGACAAATATGCTCGCAAAAAATAAAAGTGATGCAAGAGTTTCTTAGAAATTCCTGCATCACTTTTTAAACTACTTGATCAAAGGCTGTAAATCCTTCCAAAGCTGAGGCTGGAATCATCCTATGCAGCTGGTGGTTATCAATATAACCGATCTCGCGGTCATAAATCCGACATTGACGTTCATGACTAAACCTGGCATTGATCATGATGATATAGGTGTCATCAGCGCAAATGACCGTGCGTCCGTCAATTTCCACGGGAAGATTCAAAAGTAATACGCGTACATATTCGTTCATATATTCTAAATTCATCTCCTAATATTATCAGGCAATACAATCCCCTGAAACTATTCCAGTATATCGATGTCAGCATTGCGAACGCAGTTCAAAAGTGCATCCGCAAACGCCTGTTGTTTCTCCTCCTGCCAAATATCACCATACTTAGATTCGTAACAGATGATAGACTCTCTGAGAAAAGCCTCATCAATATCCAGATATTCTGCTATTTCGTAAATATCGGTGCAGCCGTTTCTGCAGGCTTCTTTAATATGTTCCAGTGGAATCAGCTTGTTGTATGCCCAGAGTCTGGCAGCACGCTCCTGCTTGGCGTTGTTTAACTCATTTAAATCCAGTATATTGCCCACCGAAGTCTCGTAGTGTCCAAGCTCCTCTGCCAGAATACAAGCCTTCCGCTGCTCGGTAAGACCTTTCTTAATCCAGATTGTATCATCGCCATAAAGCCCCTCGTGGAGCATGGAATGTTCCTCAATATCCAGCGTATCTTCGTACTCGCAGATTAAATCTTCGTATTTGCTCATAGGATTTTTACTCAAAGTTATCACCTCGCGATCCCTTCTTTGCAGAAAAGCAGGCGAGCTTACCTATATGCAAAGGATTGCTCCATTGCAATCATACATGCTGCTAAATTGCAAATCAAGGTTATTTCTTCTTGCGTTTCGATAATATATATTTCTTAAATTGCTCAATTTCGTCCAGTTCTTCTGCTGTCCAGTCGGTGCCGTCATGGTGTGCTGCAATAGTATGCACTTCTTCCTGTGCTTCTGACTGCCAGCCCATAAGCACGGCTGGAGACACATCGAGAATCTCTGCCAGCCTTACGATATTATCGTACTTCATATTCTTAATGTTGCCGGATTCCCAGCGTTGAACCGTAGCCTCGGACACATCCATTTTCTTTGCAATATCAAGCAAAGTGAATCCGCGGGCTCTGCGGAGTTCTTTTAAGGTAGTAAAAAGACTCATGAGATACCTCCTAGGAAAATTTTAGCACATATGTTCGCCTCTTGCAACCGTAAAAACTTGCATTTTACGTAAAAAATTTTCGAAAAGCCTATTGACAAACGTATGTTCTTGTGTTAGTGTAATGACACGATGAAACTTACGTGAAACGCAAGTTCAGTATGAAAACCATATTTTTTTCTGCAAAAACTTACGCAAAATGCAAGAAATGAGAATGTGAGTGAAGCCAAATGAAAAGGGAGGTTAGAGAAATGACAAAGCCGAAAGAACCATATTGGTACTACGTAAAATCTATCATTAAGGAGTATCCGCAGCTGGAAAAGGAAATGGCAAAGCCGCTGGAGCAAAGGCTCAGTATTTCTTTTGACGCAAGAAGCGGCGGGAAAATCAGCGATCCGACACAGACCTGTGTTATTCACGATTTACCGCCGAAGAAGCAGCGAAAGTATGACGCTGTTACCAATGCAATTTTAAAAACGCGGCTGACACATCCGGAGACAGCGAAGGACAGACTGAAAATCATCGATCTGGTGTATTTCAGACAGTCTCACACCATTGAAGGCGCCGCCATGAAAGTCCCGTGTCACCGCAATGCAGCGGGGAAATGGCAGGGCGATTTTATCAAACTGGTGGCAGAAGAACTTGATTTGGTTTGAAAAACAGGTGTGTGCATCAGGGACCCAAAATCGTGCTAAGATGTGTACAGTGAAAAAATGAATTTCACCAGAAAGGAGGTAACCATGATTGAAGAGTATATACTGCAGCATTTGCAGGAACAGGCAAAACTGAAATCCTACCTTGCCAGCTATAACGGACTGCCGGCAGTCTTTTTAAACACTGCGCCGTCAGAGCTGGACCCGGCTTGGGATGAGGAAAAACACTTCGGCCAGCTGATTTTGCATTTGGCAATGCAGGACGACCCGCAGCGTCAGGCAAAAAGCAGACTGACTGTAGAGGTTTTGTCTGAGAAAAACAGTCAGACGGAATATGCGCTGATAGATGCAGTGCGTGAAAGCCTTGACGGCTGGTTTTTCGCAGAAGCGAAAAAAGTCATATCGGCGCAGTGGATGTCCATGGAGTCTATAGAGGGAAAGACCATCGTAACCTTTCAAGTTACAGAATACCAAGACCAGACACTTTTCGCAGAAAATCCCGCAGCACTGCTTTCTGAATGGAGCAAGGAACATTTGCCGGAAATCCTCGGCACGCCATGTTATCTGCTCGGCAGAAATGATGTGACATTGCAGCGCGCCTTTAAGCCATCGGAAGAAAAACCGGCGATTTACTGGCGGCTTTGTAAAACTGGAAAATGCGAGACTTTCAAAGGCGGCAGCGGCACATTATGGCGAAGCGGAATTATATGCGGTCATATTATCGTGCCGGGAAACAGCGCAAGAGCTGATGCTATAGCGATTTTGCTCGAACATGCGCTGCTGCGCGAGAGCCGTATCGAAGGAAGCGGGAGCTTTGTCCTAATCGGAGAAAGTCAGGGGCTTGATCTGACCCAAAGTCCGGCGCAAACCGGGCAGCTGACGGTGGAAGCAATATATCCGATCACAGCAGACAAACCTGCCTGCGAAAAGCTGCAGCATGTATCAGTAGCAATGAAAGAAAGGGAGTAGAGAATGAAAGAGAAGAAAAACAAATCTGTGTACACTGTAGACCAGCTGGCAGATGCTGCCGGTGTGTTTGGCAGCAGAAGCGTGCTGGTAAAAGCGGCTCTTTTAACAGATGGTCGAGAAACGTATACAGAGGAAGAAGCCAGAAAAGTAATTAAAATGTTTAAACAAAAGGAGGTAAAGTAAATGGCTCAGATTTTTAAAGAAGGAGAAATGAAAGTAAGACCGGACGTATATTATCGTTATGACGTTCGAGGAGAAGAAACAGTTGGTGCAACAGACGGCATCAATGCACTGGTGATGGAAGCGCCGTGGGGACCGCTGGGTGAGGTAAAAGCATTTTACAATGCGAAAGACCTGGCAGAAGCCTATGGAACCTGCGATGGCGTAGAAATGGCAGCAATTATGTTTGCTGAAGGCGCAAGCACAGTATATGTGTACAGAGCAGGTACAGGCGGTGCAAAGGCCAGCCTGACTCAGGGTGACAATGTGGTGATTACCGCAAAATATGAAGGCAGTCGCCCGATTAAAGTAAAAGTTCTGGCGCTGCCGGGCGGAAAGCAGAAACAGTGTCTGGTTATTGCAGACGACAAGGTAAAGGAAGTCTATACCTTTGCAGCCGGCGGTGAAAATGAAGCGGCAGAATTGGCAAGCGTTTTGAAAGCAAGTGCATATGTCACAGCAGAAGAGGGCAAAACCGGCACTGTAGAAGAATTTGAAACAGTGCTCAGCGGTGGTGAGGATCCAAAGGCTGTCGCAGACGATTATCTGGATGGCTTCTATGCGCTGGAACCGTACTACTATAATGTCATCTGCTGCGATACCATTTCTGACAGCATCCAGAATGTGCTGGCAGCTTACATCGAAGAAGTTGTGGAAACCGGCAAGTTTCCTATTGCCGTAATGGGTACAGACTGCACAAAGCCACTGACAGACAGAATGGCAGCGGCAGCAGAAAAGAACAACGGTCAGATTGCCATGATCGGTAATACTTATACGGAACTGACCGGAATTGCAGCAAAGATGAACTGTGCAGTTGCTCATCTGGCAGGCGCAGTAGCTGCAACACCTGCAAACCAGAGTATCGTACATAAAGCGCTGAAGGGTGCTGGTGATGTGACAGAAAGATTCACAGGCACTCAGTACGAGGAAGCAATAAAGAACGGTTTAGTACTGCTTTCCAGGAGTGCGGATGGTCAGGTCTGGTTTGACTCCGGTGTTACTACACTGGTAAATCTGGATGAAAATCAGGACGCAGGTTGGAAAAAGCTGAAGCGTACCAAGGTAAGAAATGAATTAATGCGCAGACTGCACGTTGCTATGGAAAAGAAAATCGGCAAAGTGAACTGCGACAGCGACGGCATTGCCGATGTAATTCAGACCGGTATCCGAGTGCTGAACGACATGGCAAGAGAAAAGAAGATTATGCAGGGAGGCATCTTTACGCTGGATACAGAAAATCCGCAGACCAGCGATAGCGCTTGGTTCATCGTAGAGGTTGACGATATCGATACACTGGAAAAGATTTACCTGCACTACAGATTCAGTAATACACAGACCAATGCTTAAAATTTTAGAATGACGAAAGGGGAAAAAATATGTTAGATCAGAAAACACTTGTAAAAAATCTTATGACAGGAAAGGATGGAAGCTTGTTTATTTCAGTTGGAGATGCTACTGTAGAGCTTTTTGAAATCGACACTTATTCTGTCAAAGCAAACTATACCAACCTGGATTACCAGCCGGTTGGTTCTTATCAGAAATTCGGCGTACCGGCAGACGTATCCTATACGCTGACCTTTACGGAAGCGGTTGTTAGAGATGATATCATTATGAAACCGCTGATGGACGCAGCGAAGGCCGGAAAGAATATTAGCTTTACGTTCAGAGCGAAGGTGAAAAGACCTGACGATACAAAGGCACATCTGGTGCTTGAGGAATGTATTCCAGATGGAGAATTTGACCTGATGACCCTGACACCGGGCGAAATCATCAAGAGAAATCAGTCTTTCAGAGTTAATGGCGCACCGGATTTTCAGGATTGGTTAAAAGACTTATAAAAAATTCAGGCTAAAGTTTATGGAAGCTGCCGCCAGCGGCAGCTTCCGATTAAAGAAAACCGTAGGGGACGATAGGAATTTCACTACTTAGAAGCTAACAGGAGGAGATTAAAACATGGAAAATAACACACAGGAAACGATGAGAAGCACATATATTACACCGGTAACCGATTCGGATATTCCTGCAAAAGTTGCGGAGAAAATCGAGAAGGAAGATGAATACGATTTGGTGGGCTCACTTCTTGCAGCAGCGGAGTATCAGCAGGAGGAGAATCTGATAGAGGCAGTAGAAATCAAAAGAAAGGGGAAATTATACTTCACAGTACATCTGCATCCGCTTTCTGATGAGGATTATTCTTTTGCAATGAAGAAAGCATCTAAATACTATGAGAACCCGCAGGGTAAAAAACTGCCAAAGGTGCGGGGAGAAATGAACAGCCCTCTGTTTAATTCATGGATGATTTATCTCGCCACTACTGAGGAGGACAGAGAGAAAATTTGGGGCAATCCAACAGTAATGAAAAAGCTGGGCTGTTTGAAACCGGTGGAAACCATTAGTTCTCTGGTAACGATGGGTGAAAAGGGAGATTTATTGAGCACCGTTTATCGACTCAGCAAGATGACAGACGATGAAGGTGAGGAAGAGATCAGCGATGAGGAATACATAAAAAACTCATCAAGATAAGCGGACTGGCGCAGTGGCTTCACTTCGCTTATCAGAATCACAATAAAGAACCCGGCATTTTGATGGGACTTAGAACCTGCCAGGAGCCGGTGCTGCCCGGCGAACGCACTTTCATGATGGCGTCAGACCTTTTGGCAGTCGAAGAAGGATTTGTTCCCGTCAAAGTCAGCAGCTTTGGGAAAAAAGAAGAGGAATAGAGATGAAAAAGGACGGCATACACAGAAGGGGTTGCCGTCTTTTTCGTAAAAAGAAATCAGTAGAAAAAATTACTAATTGGTGTGCAAACTGCCCTCAAAACTATGTTATAATGTGTATAGTAGAAAGATGTGATGATACAAGAAGGGAATGTTTACTATGGCAGAGCTAAGAAAAATGCGAACCGCAGAGGAAATGTATGAGTACTATTGTGAGATTAGGAAGGATGTGAAACGAGGAGAATCAGATCTAGATACTCGCAAGTTGTTTCAGAATCCGTTCAATGAGTATAAAAAAGTAGAAAAATTATTAGAATCAGATGAATACTGTATGACTACATTTCGTGCATATATATACATACATGCACGACTTTGAAAAACAAAAATGGACGTATGTATTGACAAATAAAAGAATACTTACAATCAATTTTGATCTTCTCGGAACGGAGAGTATTGGATGGGATCGAATAGAGCGTTTCATGGTCAAAAATGGGGAGTTTATAATTGATGCGGATGTTTATCATCGAAGTTTATCGGAGGTATTTGTAGAGTATGAGCAAGATTCAGAAATCATCGAGAAAGAACTGGAAAAAGTTATGCCCTTTATCTGGGAAGAACGTGAGAAGCTGCTGCGAAATAGAAGCTGCTGCATAAGCCCAGCTGATGAGATACGAAAATTCAGGCTGCTTTATGACGATGGAATAATCACGGAAGAGGAATTCGAGGATAGAAAGAGGGAACTGTTAAGGTTCAAGTATGTAGATTAATATGTAAGAGTAGAAACGCCTGCGGGCGTTTTTTCTATGGGGAAAAGAAAGGAGAGAAAATGAGTAAGGAAACAGGAATTACGAAACAGGATGTAACAATTTTAAAGGCGTACAGCAGCGAGTTTGACAAACTGCCTGCGAAAATGACAAAGTTTCAGAAGACGATGGAGACCACAGAGAAGCTGCTGAATGAATTTGCGCAAGCTGATTATACTGCGACCATTTTTCTGGATGATCAGGTGACACCAGCCTTGGATTCAGTATCAGGAAGATTAAGGAGTTTTTCAAGGAATGCCTACAAGGTGTCAGTCTCTGTTGACATGAGAAAGGTATATACAGACATCTATGCAGCGGAGAGAAGAATCAGGAGTATGCAGGTGCAGCCCGCTTATGGCAGCAGCGGATATATGGTACCATATGCTGGTGGAAGTGTTAGAGGAACAGGGGGCACTTTGGTTCAGACTACCGGCAATGAAGACCTTTTTGATGGTGTTATGTCGGCAGGTAATGAAATTGCAATAGTGAAAAAGGTAGAACTATTTATTTGTTTCATGTATACATTTATTATAAAATTATGCTATAATAAAAAACATGATTATCGTTGAAAAGAAAGTGAGGAAGAAAAATGGGATTGTTCGGAAGTTATGGAGCAGATACGCCGGAAAAGATGAAAACCTTAAAGGAAATGATTAGATATGGGTACAAGTATAATATTAGACCGGTAGAAGGGTACCCGCTAGAACATATTCAAGCAATCCTGCGACCAGATGAATACGCATTGTGTTGTTGTTTTGCAGGTCGATGTGTGGGAGAAGCAAGAGGGGCAACTAGTTATGTGTTTTCAGAATCTCGTATACTGTTTGGAAGAGGTGGAATAGGAGGATCTCCGGGGGAAGAACTTTTTTTTAAAACGATAGATTATAACGACATATATAAAATTGTTAGAGAATCCAAATTTATAATAATAAAACACGTTTTCGGAATTGAGATGTTTTTCTTAGACGAGAAAGATATAGATATTGTTTGGAGTGAATTAGAAAAAAAGGTTTTACCGCTTATTCAAGAGAAAGGTATTAGGGGGGAGTACCCGTCGTATTGCTGTAGTCCTGCAGACGAAATTCGAAAATTCAAGGAACTCTTAGACGATGGAATTATTACAGAAGAAGAGTTTGAACAAACAAAAAAGAAACTACTAGATTTATAAAACGCCTGTGGGCGTTTTTTCTATGGGGAAACGAAAGGAGAGAAAATGAACGGAAAAACTATTTGAATTGATGTGCAAACTGTCCTGAAAAGTATGCTATAATGTATATAGTGATAAGCTGATGCTAATACAGATGCGGGAAAGGAGCGGTGACTGAGATGAGAAAAATGCGAACAGCAGAGGAGATGCGGGCATATTATCTTGAAAATGTGAATTATAAAAGGAAGACGGGTTTTTTTGATATTTTAGATCCGGATAAAAATGATTTACGTTATTATAAAATAGCTGAAGAGGTGTTAGATCCGGATGAGTTTGTGCTTACTTTTTTTTGGGGGTATATATATATATATACAGATTCACCAACAAAAACCGATTGGATATATTTATTTACAAATAAGCAAATCATTGCTAGATGCGTTAGTGAATTTGGAGAAAGAAAAATTAGATATATAAAAATAAATAATATAAGAATAACATCCGATGAAAATGAGATTTGTTTTGATATAGATAGTTGGTATCGAGAATTATCAGATATAGGGATAGAACCCCGGGATGCTGAGTTTTTCAAACGTGAACTAGAAGAAGTTATGTCATACATCAGGGAAATGCATGAAAAAGAAAAAGAGCAACTTATTAGCAGTCCTGCAGATGAGATACGTAAGTATAAAGAACTCTGTGATGATGGAATTATTACAGAAGAAGAGTTTGAACAAAAGAAAAAGAAGTTATTGGATTTATAGAACAAACGCCTACGGGCGTTTTTTCTATGGGAAAAAGAAAGGAGAGAAAATGAGTAAGGAAACAGGAATTACGAAACAGGATGTAACAATTTTAAAGGCGTACAGCAGC